TCATTTGCTTCGCTCCCGTTGTTGTTTAAGTTTAGCCATCTCTTCAGCAAACTGCTTCAAGATTTCTTTGATGTCTGAATTGTTAAGTTGAGTATTCATTTAATCATCATCCTTGCTATAAGTAACTTTCTCTCCTTTATCCTCAGAAGCCATGAACTCTTCACCGAAAGCGAAAGCCATAACTTGCTTTTTCACCTCTTCTGTTTGATTGCTGATAGTTTTTTCTTTAATGATTTTTGTCATTTCCTGTTCAGTCAGTTGCTTGACTTGCTTAGTATCGTTGCTCATCTTGATATTCCCATAGCCAATTGCTAAATCGTCCCTGCCGGTTGTGGTCACTTCCCTAATTGACCAAGGCGCTAGCCATGTAAATATATTAGCAAAGCTAATATGAATTGCAAGATATATCAAAAATATTATGCGGTTGTTTTGGGACCGAGGGGGGAACCTTGTATCCCGCACCTTTCCCGTCCCAGGCCAGCCCAAACCAGTTCAGTTGCGAATAATTCCCATTTACTATTTCCGGTAATATGTATTACCGGAATTGGCATTGCTGCCAGACCACCATATGTAGTGGTTCAGAACGAACCAGGGCGGATTGACTGTCCGATTATTGAGTAACCACAAGATGTAGTGTCTGGGGATCCTGGGTGGGGTGAAAATTGACACCGGGAGGGGGGGAAATTCGGGAATTTTATTTTAAGAACCCTCCCCCCCACAAAATAGCCGTTTCGTATTATTTTTGTTACGGTGTCGAGATGCTTGCCAAGCCCTCACGCAAAACACAGGCTCAGATTGACTCATGGGCTGCTGACGCGCCGAAAAAGGAGAAATCGGGTGGTAGAACCAAGAGGGGTGAAAAAGCTCCTGTAAAGCGTGTGGGTCGCCCTCCTGGGCAGAGGGCTGCTCAGTTGGAATTACAGGAGTATATGTACAGCCACAAGAATAAAAAAAAGGTGGTTGAGAAGTTATTTGCGGCGGCGTTGGATGATGATCATAAGAACCAGGGTATTGCGTGGAAGTTGTTATCGGATCGGATGTTGCCTATCAGTGGTTTTGAGAAGTTAGGTGGTAAGAGTGCTATTCAGATCAATATAAATACCTTAGAGACACCTCAAGTCATTGCGGGGGAAACGATTGAACAGGCTCAAGAGGATGTTGAAACAGCATGAGGGCAAGAGGCATTTCGCATATCAGTGTGGTGCCGGGAAATGGACTATTGGTGTAGGTCGGAACATTGACGAAGATGGTGGCATTGGTTTGTCAGAGGAAGAAATTGATTATTTGCTCGATGCTGACATTGTTCGTTGTATGCGGGAGCTTGCGGTTTTTGAGTGGTTTTCTGATCTGGACGAGGTGCGTCAGGACGCGATGATATCCATGTGCATGAATTTGGGTTTGAGCCGGTTGAGGGGATTCAGTCGGGCTTTACGGGCCATGAAGTACAACTTATATGATGATGCCGCTGCTGAGTTTTTGGATTCGAGGTGGGCTAATCAGGTTGGTTACAGGGCGAATGAGCTGGCTGAAATGATACGCACTGGTGATTACCCGGACACAAGTTGAAGGTTTTGTCCGAAATGTAACGCAGGGGCGCGTGTTTACCGGAAATAGGATGGATATTGCTGTAATACACTGGGTTGATGCGTGGATTGAGACTGTTGACATGGAGGTTGATCAGGCCAAAAAGCAGAAAGCCATCAATCGCTCAACGTGCGGGTATTTGGTTTCGGAGAATGATGAGGGTGTTTTGCTTGCGACAGACCGTTACAGGGGTGGGAAGGAGGTGAATAGTCCGATGTTCATCCCGTGGGGCATGATCAAGACTTACGAAATTCTGGAGGTGGTCTAGTGCCGGGGATGGGTTCAAAGCACAGTGGATTTTGATGTCTCACTGCTTCCGTGGCAGCAGGAAGTCTGGAACAGCAAGGCCCGGTTCCGTGTTGTTGCTGCCGGCAGAAGGACGGGCAAGTCACGTTTGGCTGCGTATATGTTGTTGGTCAAGGGCTTACAGACAACAGATGGTGAGATTTTTTATGTAGCTCCAACTCAAGGCCAGGCCAGGGACATCATGTGGAATACCCTGATGGATTTGGGGCAGTCTGTCATTCAGTCGGCGCATATCAACAATATGCAGATCAAGTTGGTTAACGGGACCCAGATCAGCCTGAAGGGGTCGGACAGGCCAGAAACGCTTCGAGGAGCAAAGATAGCTTTCGTTGCTGTTGATGAGTATGCAGATATGCGCGAGGCGGTATGGGAGCTTGTCCTGCGGCCCGCCCTTACTGATTTGGCACCCACCTCATCAGCGTTATTCATAGGAACGCCAACGGGGCGAAATCATTTTTATGAATTATACAAAAAAGCAATGGACGCAGAGGATCATGAGGCTTTTCACTTTACCAGCTACGACAACACAGTATTGAGCAAGACGGAAATTGATGCAGCAAAAAAAGAGATGTCGAGTTTTGGGTTTCGCCAGGAATATATGGCAAGTTTTGAGGCGGCTGGGTCGGAAATGTTTAAGGAAGATTGGGTTCGGTTCGAGGGAAAAGAGCCGACCGCTGGCGATTACTACATCAGCATTGACCTGGCTGGATTCGCAGCTGTTGGACAGGGCAGTCGAAGGAGAAAGAAAACGAACCTTGACAACACCGCAATTGCAATCGTTAAGGTCAACGAAGAGGGTTGGTGGGTCAAGGACATAATTGCGGGTCGTTGGGATCTTAACGAAACGGCCATGAAGATATTTCAGGCGGTGAGGGATTATGAGCCGATCTCGGTGGGCATTGAGAGGGGTATTGCTAAGCAGGCGGTGATGTCGCCCCTGCTAGATTTAATGCGGCAGAATGCCCGTTATTTCAGGGTTGAGGAATTAACCCACGGGAATAAGAACAAAACAGATCGGGTGATGTGGGCCTTACAAGGGCGGTTTGAAAACGGAATTATCAAGTTAAACAGGGGGTCGTGGAATGAAATGTTCCTTGATGAGCTTTATCAATTCCCCGATCCGCTGACGCACGACGACACGGTGGATGCGTTGGCTTATATCGACCAGATGGCGACGGTGCCTTATGCGCAGGATTTTGAGCAGGACAATCACGAATTCATAGATTCGGTGGCGGGATATTGATATGGCGAAAAATGATGAAGTAGAGGTGCGGCTTTTCGAGGATGCTGGATTAAGTTCCTGGGTGATGACGCAGGTAAGCGAGTGGCGTAATCATTATGAGCAGAACTACGAAAAGACCTTCAAGGAATACTACCGGATATGGCGTGGTATTTACGATCCCAACGACAAAACCAGGGCCAGTGAGAGGAGCAAGATAATCTCGCCTGCGACCTCTCAGGCTATTGAATCAAGTGTCGCAGAAATTGAAGAGGCCACCTTTGGTCGTGGTCGGTTTTTTGATATTCGGGATGATATTGAAATCCCGAATCCCCCTGAAAACATGACTGAAGAGCAGGCGGCGATGCTCCAGGCTGAGATGCAGCAGAAAAAAATAGCCAAGATGAAAATCAAGTATTTGCGGGATAAGCTCACCGAGGATTTTCAAAAGCAAAAGATCAGGCAAGACATAGGCGAGGTTTTGCTTAATGCTGCGGTTTTTGGGACGGGCATTGCAGAGGTGGTTATTGATCTTCAAAATGAAATCAAGCCAGCAACCCGATCAATGGGGGGGATGGCGGCTCAAGGGACTGAGGAAGAGGAGAGGGCTGTTGTTAAATTAAAGGCCGTGTTGCCACAGAATTTTCTCATTCAGCCAGAAGCTACCGATATTGAATCAAGCCTGGGCGTTGCAATTGATGAGGATGTCTCGCCGCACTCGATTAAGTTGTTGCAGGAAGCTGGTGTTTATAAGGACGTTACCGTCGAAACCTCTGGTACAACCAGCACCGACATTCTTGAACCTGACCCCACCCTGGTTGATCAGCCGGACCACGTTGTGAGACTGACCAAATATTATGGGCTGGTTCCGAGGGCCTTGCTTGACAGATTTAAGCTGGAAAACCCTGCTGATGAATTTGAAGAGATAATTTCGGAGCTTGAGGAAGAGGCAGAGGCAGAGCAGGAAGAGGATGATTTGCTACTGGCGGCTGATTTTGATTCAGACGGTGGCCCTCATTACGTTGAGGCTTGTATCGTCATAGCTAACGGCGCAACCGTGCTAAAAGCGATAGAAAATCCCTATATGATGCAGGATAGACCTGTTATAGCCTTCCCCTGGGACGTTGTTCCGTCAAGGTTTTGGGGTCGTGGAGTAACAGAAAAGGCATATCACTCCCAAAAGGCCCTGGATACTGAGCTTAGGGCCAGAATTGATGCGTTGGCCTTAACAAATTCGCCCATGATGGCGATGGATTCGACCAGAATCCCCAGGGGCTCTCAACCAGAGGTCAGACCTGGGAAGATATTGCTCACAAATGGCAACCCTGCGGAGGTTTTACAGCCTTTTAACTTCGGCCAGGTGTCTCAGATCACTTTTGCCCAGGCTCAATCATTGCAGCAGATGGTTCAACAGGCCACTGGTGACGTCGATTCGGCTATACCAGGGAATCTTAACGACACGGCTGCCTCTACCCTCTCGATGGGCCTATCTGCCATCATAAAGCGCCAAAAACGCACCCTGGTGAACTTTCAACAGAGCTTTTTGATCCCATTCGTAAAAATGGCAGCTTGTCGGTATATGCAGTTTGATCCAGAGAATTACCCGGTGGAGGATTTCGTTTTTACCGTGACTTCTAGCCTGGGGATTCTTCAAAGAGAATATGAGGTCACGCAACTGGTTCAGTTATTACAGACCATGCCGCAGGACAACCCGCTCTACCCCGCGCTGATTAAATCCATCGTTGACAACATGGCCCTATCAAACCGTGAAGAGCTTGACGCAATGATCGACCAGTCCATGCAGCCTGATCCACAGCAGCAGGAGATGGCCCAGGTTTCTGCCAGGGCTCAGCTTGAATTCACCCAGGGGCAAACTGCCGCGTTGGTTGGTCAGGCAAACGAATCTAACTCCAGGGCCAAGAAAATCGAGGCTGAGACTATTGCCGTTCCGATTAAGCTGGAAAGTGATCGAATTGAGGCACTTGCTGACCTTACTCGCTCAGAGGGTGATCTTGACAAGGATGACAAGCTCAAGCTGAAAATCGCTGAAACGGCCATCAAAGAGAAAAAGGTAAGCGTGGAAGAGGCCAAGATTAGTGCGGCCCGTTAAATTAGCTTAATTACGACACTTTACGTTAATTAATTTCGGTGTTACGGTAAAAAAAAATGAGTCTGTCAAAAGAAGATGAAGAATATTGCGAAGCAATGTTTGAAATGATGGCGACAGATGGCTGGAAAATCCTTCTCAAAGACTATGAGGGAAATCGAGCCAACATTAATTCAGTGGAATGGACGAAAGATAACGATGACTTGCGGTTCCGAAAGGGCCAGTTGGATGTCATCGCCTCAATCCTGACACTGCGGGACCAAGTTGAAACTTTGTATGAGCAGAATGATCTTTGAGTTCAGATGCCCAGACGGACATCGTAGTGAAAAACTTGTAGAGACTTCCGTGAGACAAATTGATTGCCCTGACTGCCGGCAATCCTCAACTCGGGTGCTTTCTTACGCGGGTCCAATGCTCGAAGTAATCAGTGGCGACTTCCCAGGAGCTACGATGAAATGGGCAAGAGATCGGCAGAAGAAAATAAAGGCAGAGCGCAGGGAAACCGAACTCCACGGTCCTGCGGGTTAAATTTTAAGCCCATTATGGATAACTTAATCAGGAGAAAATATGGCAAAGGCAGAAGCAGCCGAGCAGCCTGTTGACGATCCTATTGCAATTCTTGAACCAGAGGAATCTGGCGAAAAGACTGAGGAAACGGAAGTACCAGCAAGTGCTTATGCGTCAAAGTCACGCGATGATTTGGAAAAAATGCTAGACGATCAGAAGTCTATGATTGGTCGGCAATCTAATGAAGTCGCTGATGTAAGACGCGAAATTGAAGCAATGAAAGGTACCAGAAGTTACGTTGACAGCCAACTGCAAGTTGAACAACCCAAAGCCAAAGAGATTGACTATTTCGGTGACCCGGCCAGTGCTATCAAGCAGAGCATTGAGGATCATCCGGTATTGAAGCAGCAAGCGGAAGAACTGGCGCGAATGAGGGCTGAAACAGCAGCCCGCGACATCGAATCCAGACATCCCGATGCTTCTGCTTTGCTTAATTCGGATGACTTCAAGACCTATATAGCGCAGTCGCCAAGTCGCACCGCGAGTTATACCACCGGCATGAAGTCGATGGATGTTGGGATAGTGGATGAACTTTTGTCTGGATTTAAGGCAACAAACCAGCCACCGCCCGAGGTTGAGGCATTGAAAAACCAGGATCGCAAAGCCCAGGCAAAAAAAGCAGCAACGGGTAACGCTCAGGGTTCTTCAGAAACCTCCGCAGGCAAGACCATTTCGCGTGATGACATAGTGAATCTTAAAATGAATGACCCGGAACGCTATCGGCGCTTATATCCTCAGATTGAGAAGATGTATCGAGAGGGTCGGGTCACTTAATTTATTTTCTTATTAAGGTGATTCATCATGGCAACATCCGTATATCCCGCCCAGGGCGGTAGTAGTAATGTAACTACACAGGCCAATTTCATTCCAGAACTTTGGTCCGATCAGGTACGGGCAGCATTCAAATCCCGTATCGTTATGGCTGGCATTGTTAAGCAAATTCCAATGACGGGCAAGAAGGGCGACACCATAAATGTCCCAGCTCCCAGTAGAGGAAGTGTGACAGCAAAAGCCGCTGGCACAGCCGTAACCATCCAGAATGATACTGCATCAACTGTGGCTATCACGATTGATAAGCACTTTGAATATTCTCGACTTCTTGAGGATATTGCAGCACTGCAAGAACTAGCATCAAGTCAGGAGTTTTATACCGATGACTGTGGCTACGCTCTTTCCAAAAACATAGATACCAATCTGCATAACTTAGGCAAAAACCTGGGTGATGGCGACGGTTCGAGCTGGGTGAATTCAGCGTCTTTCTACGTTGATGCGTCCGGCGGCTTAACCACCTATGCCGTTGATACCGTTACAACAAGCGATTTGCTCACTGACGCAGGATTCCGCGCTTTGATCGTTAAGCAGGATGACGCTGATGTGCCTTTCGACAAGCGGTATTTCGTAATTCCGCCAAGTGCCAGATCAACCATGATGGGAATTGACCGTTATGTTAATTCCGACTTTGTTAGTGGTCGTGGTGTTGATAACGGCAAGATCGGTAACATTTATGGTATCGACATCATGGTCAGCACTAACTGCCCTGTCACTGAAACCGCTGCTGAGAACTCAGCGGGCGGTGAATTGAAGGCAGCTATACTTCTGCAGGAGGCTTCCCTTGTTCTTTCTATGCAGCAAGACGTAAGGGTTCAGACTCAGTATAAGCAGGAGTGGTTGGCCGACTTACTAACAGGCGATGTGCTTTATGGGTCAGTTGCATACCGACCTGATTCAGCCTTCAACCTTGTAGTGAATGCGTAACTCTCCCTTGAGTTTTGGGGGGTATTCATTTACCCCCCTTTTTTTATAACCAGGGGGATTTATGCCAACGATAGTAACCAAGAATTCCAGCACAGCGAGTGCTGTTCCAAGCAGTTCGGATTTGGTTCAGGGCGAGTTAGCGGTTAATGTCGCTGACAAGCGGCTTTTTACCGAGGATGATTCTGCAACGGTCATCGAGCTTGGAACCGCGCCCTCTTCAGTCACCACAGGCGCAGTTTCCGCTTCCTCAATTACTTCAACAGGGCTTTTGACCGCTGGTGGATTGGCCTATCCAACCGCCGATGGCTCTCCTTCCACTGTCCTGGCTACAGACGGGTCAGGCACCCTAGATTTTATTTCAGTTTCCGGCGCTTATGACCTAGCAACACAAGTAGAAGCAGAAGCCGGAACCGTAACAACAGGCAAGATATTCTCTCCCCTGCGAGTAAAACAGGCCATTGACGCATTAGCCGCAACTGCTGGAGCTGATATAGCCTCGGCAACAGCCGTTGACCTTACTGCTGCAACTGGTAATACAGTAGTTATTACCGGCACAACCACCTCAACAAGCCTCACAATGAATGCGGGGCAGCAGATGATACTGCTACCTTCTGGCGCATGGCCGCTTACTTACGACGCTACGACAATGAACATCAATGGTGGCGTGAGTTATACCTGTGCTGCTGGCGATAGGATTTATGCAGTCAAAGATTTGGCCGGTGTTATCCGAGTCTCAGTATTTAAGCAGGATGGCACAGCGGTTGTTGCTGGGGTAGCATCATCAGTTGCGGTTGGTAACATCACTGGTGCTGG